TAAAGTAAGAAAAGTTGTGTCTGAACTACCACTAGTACCTTTAAATATAATGTCCGTATTATTGCCTTGAGCATCAATCGTAATATTACCAGACGATGTAGAAAGAGTAACAGCGGCATCACCAACCGTTAAATCATCAGAAGCCAAACCACTTACAGTAGCTGCTGCCCAAGAAACATCAGTACCATCAGATTTTAAAAATGTACCACTAGAACCAATAGCTAAAGCTGCTGGATCTCCACTACTATCACCATAAATAATTTTACCTCTAGCCAACCCAGCCATTTTTGCTAATGTTACAGCATTGTCTTGTATGTCGGCTGTTTCAATAGTGTCATCTGGAAAAACGGGAACTTGTGCAAATGTAACAGCACCACCATCGGCTATCGTCATGGCATTGTCACCATCAGTATAATCAATCGTAGCTGTTTCAAGACTACCCGAATTGACAGTTAAACCAGTTGAATCAATTGTTACTCGTTTTGTATCATTTGCATAAAAATTAATTTGATTGGCTGTTTCAAAATCTATCTTTGTTTCGTCATCTTCTCCGATCTTAATATCCGTAGCAAGAAGAGAAGTAATGCCAGTTTGTGCTGCATCTACATTTAAAGTATTTGTAGATAAACTTATACCAGTTCCAGCAGTTAAGGCTGTTTTAGATACAGCAATAGCTGCACTAGATTTTATATCAGCGTTAACAATGTTTGTTATTGTGTTATTGTCAGAATCTATACTTTTGTTTGTTAAAGTATCTGTTGATAAACGAGATACTAATGTTGAGTTACCACCAGTAGGCAATGTTAAAACATCTGAAGCACTTGCAGAGTGTGGCTGTGCCTGTAGTGTCTGTGCGTGAGCATTACTAGATTCACAGTAAAACTTTAGCTTGGCAACTGATCCACTATCTGTTTTTAAGTCTATCTGACCACCTTCAACTGTAAGGTCATCTCCAACTGAAACATCCCCTGAGACAGTTACGTTCCCCTCATGGGTCAATCGCATCTTCTCAGATGCTGCTTCTGAAGCTCCTAATTTAAATACCAAATCCGTATTATTAGCATCTGCTGCAAAAGTTGCATCTGCTTCAGCAACGATTGATGCAGACGTTAATATAGCATCCGTTCCACTAGCTTCATCAGGTGCAGAAAATTCTATTGCCCCCAATACACTTCCATCTGTAATAGTAGTGTCAGAAGATTGTAACTTTAGTATTGCACCATCGGAAGATTTTAAAGTGACATCATCGGAAGCATCTAAAAACACTGCCTTGTCAGCAGGATATGTCATAAAGATTGTTCTTGTACCAGATGACCAGTTCACAGCATTGTTAGAATTAGAACTAGCCAGAACAGTTGTTCGGGCAAGCGTTGTTCCAGAAGACGTAAAAGTTCCTAGTCCAACCTCAAAATCTGTATTGTCCGTACAAGCGTAATAAGTTGTGTCGCTGTTGCTTAAATTAGCCGTAAAAGTCTCAAAGCCAGTAACAGCACCA